TCAAGTATCTTTACTTTTGAAGAAAGTGATACTTCACAAATATCAGCAGCACAAGCAAGTAATTTTGCAGGTACTCTTAATAATGCCTCCGCACAAGCGGTAGCTTCAGCTGTAATAGCAAATGCAAGTGATAGCACAATAAGACCAAACGATAGAATAACAGTAACAGACAATAGTGCAGATGTTGCAGGTACAAGAATATATAACGGTTCTGCAGCTACTTCATCAGGTTCAATAACAGCAGCAAACTTTAGTTCATTAGTTGTTGAAACTTTCGATGGCTCAGTAATTGTTGAAGGAACATTACAAGCAAATAGATTAAGTGCAAATACTACATTTACAAATAGAGCAAATATAGCAAACACAATTCAATTAGGAACAAGTGGAGATAATGGTAAGTTTGTCACAGCAAATAAAACCACGTTTGCAGACGGGGACTTAGGTGTATACTTTGACGGTGCTGGTAATGTAAATATTGGACAGGATTCAGGGAACAAGTTTATTAAGTTCTATAGTGCAAACGGAACACTAGCTATAGGGCAATCCGTACAAATAGGAGCAACAGCAGCTTCTGCTATTGAAGCAGAAGTAGGAGCAGCAGCTGCAGCTTCAGCTGCGGCTAACTCAGCTTCAGACGCTCAAAATACGGCAGATAGTAAAGCTACTTTAGCACAAGCGAATACAGCAGCTAATACAAACATACTATCAAACGGGGCTAAAACTGGTGGTAGTGTGGGTGGCTGGACTATTGACAGTAGCGCAATTTACAGCGGAACAAAAGACACAAGTGGATATACCACAGGAGGCATTACTTTAAATAGTGGTGGTTCAATACATGCAAAACAATTTTATATAGATACAAGTGGAAATGCTTTCTTCAAAGGAAGTTTAACTATAGGTTCTGTAACAGATGCAGGCGGAGCTACTTCAGACTCAGTTAATTCAGCAGCTAACTCAGCTTCAGCTGCACAAAATACAGCAGACTCTAAAGCTACTTTAGCACAAGCGAATACAGCAGCTAATACAAATACCTTGGCAGGCGGAGCTAAGACAGGAGGCACAGTAGGCGGCTGGACTATTGACAGTAGTGCAATTTACAGTGGAACAAAAGATATTAGTGGATATACTACGGGGGGTATTACTTTAAATAGTCAAGGGTCTATTCACGCTAAACAATTTTATATAGATACTTCAGGTAACGCTTTCTTCAAAGGAAGTTTAACTATAGGTTCTGTAACAGATGCAGGTGGGGCTACTTCAGACTCAGTTAATACAGCAGCTAATGCGGCTTCAGATGCGGCTAACTCAGCTTCAGCTGCACAAAATACAGCAGACTCTAAAGCTACTTTATCACAAGCAAACACAGCAGCTAATACAAATACCTTAGCAGGTGGAGCAAAAACTGGAGGTAGTGTTGGTGGGTGGACAATAACATCTAGCGCAATATCAGGAGGCTCTCCAACTGTACAAGCAAATAATTTTACAAACCAAGGAATACAATTAGCATCAGCAGGGTCAATACATTCAAAAGAGTTCTTTATAGATTCAGCAGGAAATGCAGAGTTCAAAGGTACAATTGTAGGAAACAATGTTACAATCTCAGGAACATTAACAACATCAAATATTACATTAGCTTCAACAGGAGCCAATGTAAGTGGTACTACTATTGGAACATTCTATCAGAATGATTTTAACTATAGATATCTTGGTGATGTGGGAACAGGAGCAGGATACTATGTAGGAAACATTTTAGTATCAGGAGTAGGTGGAACAGCTCACGTCAAAACATTACATTTTCATGTAAGTGACGGTTCTAATTTACATACTAATAGTACTACTACTGTTACTTTTGCTACTCAACAAGAATCTGGTCCATTTAGTGCAAGACTATGTAAAAATATTGACCATGCTATCCATGAATCTAGAGTATTCCCTCCAGTAATTGGAACAAATGGTACTGGTGGTACTTCAACTGATCCTAACTTTGCTTCAAGAACACAAGGAATGATTCCAGTTTCATTTAAATATGAAGGAACAGGAACAATAAATCTATATGTAGCAGCCCAAGGAGATAATAGTAGTTCTAAGCTAGGATTTATTAAATATAATTTTATTAAGTTTGGTACAACAGACCCAGCATTTAGTTTTAGTAATCTAACTGGACAATCACTAAGCACTACTCTATATGCTAATACACAAGTAACTGGAGGATTCCAAGGAACAAAAACAGTTTCAATAGCAGGTGGAAGTGCACAGTTTAAAATTGATAACGGTAGTTTTGGAACAAGTAGCCAACAAATATCAAACGGTAGTTATGTAAACGTACAAATGACTACATCAGCTTCAAACTTATCAACAACATCAACAACAGTAACTATTGGAGGTGTAGCAAGAGGGTGGTCATTAACAACTGGAGGCACCTCTACACCACCAGGTGGTGGCGGTGGCGGTTGTTTGGTTTACGGCTCAAACATAATGATGGCAGATGGCACAAGTAAAAAAGTTCAGGATATAGTAGTTGGAGATTCACTAGAAGCTATAACAGACACTACTTTAGATGAGAGCAACGAAGATGCCTATAAAACTTGGACAGCTCCTTCACTAGTAAATACAACTAAAACTACTTCTACAGTAGAAACAGTATATGTAGATTCTTACTCATGGTACTATATACTAAATGAAAAAGTACATGCAACATATGAACATCCTTTCTTAATATTAAGAGGGGACACTTATAGCTGGGAACGAGCAGAAGATATACTAGAAGGCGATTTCTTAGTTACAAATAATTTAGTATTAGAAAAAGTTTGGCGCAAACAGAGAGTAGACCAAGAAGTACAAACTTATAACTTTAATGTTGAAGACGCAGATACTTATATTGTAGAAAACATCGTAACACATAACTCGGAGCAGGTAAAAGAATAATGGATTGGATAATAAAAACAGGAACAGATAGCGAAGGAAATGCAGTAACAACAACTCTGGATTGTCAGATAAATGTTACTTGGGCATACTCACATCATGAGACAAAAGATTGTGGAGACTTAGAAATGATTGTAGATAAAGTATTTTTAACTTATACTGCAACAGATACAACAACTTCAAACGCACCTTATTTAATAACAGGACAGTCAGACCAAACTCTTACAGGAACTTATCAACTAGGGTTCTTTCCTACAACTAGAGCAAGTGGAGGCGCAAGTCCGTATACAGGAATTGTTAACGGCTGGACTCCTCACAATGCTTTAACAACAGATCAAATGAAACAATGGGTATTGGATGTGTTAAACGAAGGTGGAGGTTTTAGACTCAATGCCTTTAAAGTGCAGGTATGTCACGATCTTTATGGTGAACATTACTATGCTCCACCAGCTTAGATAACTACCCTTCAAAAATAATTCTTGACATCACCTCAAGTTTTTGATATAATTATTGCATATAGGAGTATTTTATGGCAGCGGGAAATTATGATATAGTTATCGATCAGGGAGCAGACTTTGCACTCTTGATTACTATTGCCGAAGACGGAGTCGCTACAAACTTATCAAGTCACACAGCATCCGCTCAACTTCGACCTACCCCCTCTTCAAATACCCTAACAGCAACATTCACCTGTACAATAACAGATGCTGCAAATGGTGCGCTGAAAATGTCCCTTGGACACGCAACAACAGCAAATATTACAGCAGGTAAATACTATTATGATTTAGAAATATATAATTCTGGCCTTGATTCAATGGCTAGATTAATTCAAGGTGTAGCAAGAGTTACACAAAATGTAACAAGATAATGGCAACAACGATAACTATTACTCCTAATAATACTAGCCTGAACGCCACTTCACAAACTACAACCTTGACAATATCTTCGGCAGTTGGTGGTAGTGCAAGTGATGCTGCAGGAATTACTTTATCTAATCCTGTAGGTACATTATCATCGCAATCAAATGTTGAAAACGCACTCAACTTTCTAGCAAATCAATTTTATGTTGCAACAACAGCTCCATCAGCAAACACACAAGATCTTGCTGAAGGAGATTTATTTTATGATACTGACGACAATCAGTTAAAGGTTTATCGAGATGTCGATGGCTCAGCTACTTTTGTTCCTATAATGATAGGTAACGACTCAGCAGATTCTGACACGATAGACGCAGGAGCTTTTTAATAGCTCAATAGGACAAAAACATGGCACAAACAATTAAAATTAAAAGAAGTAGCAGTTCCGCCACGCCAACTTCATTAAGTGCTGGTGAATTAGCGTATTCTTCTAATTCGCAGAAGCTATTTATTGGAGCTCCATCTGATGGAACAGTTACAACAATAGGCGGCGACTTATATGTCGCTATGCTTGACCATACTGCTGGTACACTTACCGCAAGTTCTGCAATTCTTGTAGACGCACAAAGTAAAGTTGACCAGTTTAAATCTGGTAATATTGTAGTTACTGGTTCTTCAGATACAATTTCAACTTCATCAGGTAATTTAACTATAGCTCCAACAGGAGACTTAGTAGTTACTCATGGTGGTGCAATAGATGTAGATGCTCAAGCAACTGATTTATTAATTGCTGATAATGAAGCAGCATCTTTTGTTATAAAAGAAGGAACAACACCTTATTTATCATTTATAACAACTAATGGCTCTGAATCCATAAATGTAGGAACAATGTCTCTAAATACTGGCGGTACTTTAGAAGTTACAAGTTCAGCAAATGTGGGAAGTAATTTAGGAGTCACAGGTAACATTACTGTAAATACAAATAAGTTTACAGTATCAGCAGGAGAAGGTAATACAAGTATTAGTGGTACTTTAGGAGTAACTAATGCCGCAACTTTTTCTTCTGGAGTTACAATTACAGGAGCACTTACAGGTAACGGAGCAGTTACTTTAGGAGATGCTTCAACAGACACAATAACTATCAATGGTAATGCAACTTTCGGGAACACCGTAGACTTTAGTAATGGATTAAATGTTGCTTCTACAAATACTATTGATATGGGTGGAAATAGAGTACGAAATATTGGTACTCCTACCCAAGCAACAGACGCAACAACAAAAGCTTATGTAGATAGCGTTAAACAAGCACTAGACATTAAAGACTCAGCAAGAGTAGCAACCACAGCAAACTTAGCAGCTACATATGACAATGGAACAGGTGGTGTAGGAGCTACACTTACAGCAGATGCAAATGGTGCAATTTCAATTGATGGAGTCACTTTAACTTCTGGTAACAGAGTACTTGTTAAAAATCAAACTACTACTACTCAAAATGGTCTTTATAGCGTAACAACAGTCGGAGATGGAAGTACTGCTTTTGTACTAACAAGAACAACTGATGCAGATTCTTCTGCAGAAGTTACAGGTGGTATGTTTACATTCGTTGAAGAAGGTACTACAAATGGCGACAATGGTTTTGTTTTAACTTCAGTAACAGGCTCCGCAACATTAGGTACAGACAACTTAGTATATACACAATTCTCAGGTGCTGGACAGATAACAGCAGGAGATGGTTTATTAGCTACAGGTAACACTTTAGATGTAAGAGTAGATGATACAACAATTGAAATTAATTCTGATATTCTAAGAATAAAAGGTATTGGCTCAGTTTCAGAAGGTGACTTAATCTTTGGAGCAAATGGCGGTAGTTCTTATACTAGACTTGCTATCGGAGCATATGACTCTACTAATTCAGTAGGACAAGTACTGCAAGTTGGAGCAAACGGAACAATAGCATGGAGTAATATATTAGACGGAGGTACGTTCTAATATGGCTCATGTGATTAAACCAAAAAGGTCAGAAACAAGTGGTAATGTACCAGAGTCAAGTGACCTACAAACACATGAAATTGCGATGAATATCGCAGACGGTAAGATTTATACAAAAGCGGCTAATGGTTCAATAGTAACAATAGGTTCTTCAGGTGGACAAACCGAAGACGATGTACTAGCGTTAGCCATAGCACTAGGATAGAAATATGGCTTCATCATTTAAGACAGCAACGGCAGCAAATGTAGGCACTTCGCTTACAACGGTTTATACATCACCAGTAGGTAGTACCAGCACTATAATAGGTATGTACTTATGTAATCAAAGTGGTGGCTCAATCGAAGCAAACACTGTTTTCAGTGATAGCAGTTCATCTACATTAGTAAACATAACACATAATACACCAATACCAAGTGGCACGTCAATAGCGGTCATAGGTGGAGACGCAAAAGTAGTATTAGAGGCAGGGGACAGTATACAAGTACAAAGCAACGTAGCAAGTAGTATCGATGTAGTCCTATCATATTTGGAGCAAACATAATATGGCATTAATAGGTAAGGAAAATCATTTAGTCTCCGTATTGGAGGCCAATGCAGTCGGAACTACTGAAATAGTAAGTAATTCTATTACTGCAAGCGAGATAGCAGCAAATGCAGTAGGCTCCAGTGAAATCGCAGCAAACGCTGTCGGAACATCGGAGATTGCTACTAACGCTATAGGCTCAGCACAATTACAAGCATCCGCTATCACAGGTGTAGCAGATAACTCAATAGACGCAGCATCTATAGCTGCAAACTCAGTAGACTCTAGTGAAATAGTAAGTGGGTCAATAGACACCATACATATAGGCACAGGACAAATTACAACAGCTAAAATAGCCGCTAATGCTATTACTTCCGCAGAAATTGGAACAGGAGTAATAGGCTCTTCAGAAATAGCAGGTAATGCGGTTACAACTGCAAAAATTGCTGCAAACAACGTTACTGCTCATCATATTGCTGATGGGAGTATCACTAGCACTCAACTTGGAGCAAACAGTGTTGACAGCGCAGAATTAATTACTGGCTCTATCGATACGATACACATAGGTAACTTACAGGTTACTACTGCAAAAATCGCTGCAGATGCGATAACAGGTGCTAAAATTGCTGATGACTCTATAGATTCAGAACATTTAGTAGATGCTAGTATAGATACAGCACATATTGGAGACTTACAAGTAACTTCAGCTAAAATAGCTGCTAATACTATCGCAACAGGAAATGTAGCAGATAACGCAATAGATGGAACAAAAATAGCTACAGATAGTGTTCAAGCAAGACATATAGGAGCCGCCGCAGTAGGTGCTTCTGAACTTGCATCAAACTCAGTAGATTCAGCAGAATTAGTAACTGGCTCAATAGATACAATACACTTAGCAACAGACTCAGTAACAGCAGGTAAGATAGCTGCAAACTCAGTAGACTCAAGTGAATTAGTAAGTGGTAGTATTGATACTATACACATAGGAGCTTTACAAGTTACAACTGCAAAAATAGCAGACGACGCAGTTACAAGTGCAAAGATAGCTGATAATACTATTGCTACTGGTAATATAGCAGATAACGCAGTAGATGCTTCAAAAGTTGCTACTAATTCGCTATTATCAAGACATATAGCTACAGGTAATATAGATGCAAGTCATATTGCAGCAAACGCTGTGTCAGCTTCAGAATTAAAATCAGATGCACTTGGTGGACAGACATTCACAGGAAATGTCACACTTTCAGGTAATCTAACTGTAAACGGAACAACTACAACAGTTAACTCAACCACTACAACAATTGCCGATCCATTAATGGAACTCGGTACAGGAACAACAGGAACTCCATCAAACGATGCAGGTATCGTAATAGAAAGAGGAGACTCTAACAATGCCTTTATGGGATTTGATGAAAGTGCAGATAAGTTCCTTATGGGTACAGGTACATTTACTGGTGCTTCAACAGGCGACTTAACAGTAACAACAGGAACACTTGTAGCTAATATAGAGGGTAATGTAACTGGCGATTTAACAGGAAACGCTGATACAGCTACTACTCTAGCAACAAATAGAGCTTTCTCTTTAACAGGAGATGTAACAGCTTCAGCAGTTAATTTTAACGGAGGAGCTGCAGTAGCTTTATCAACAACTTTGGCTGCAAACACAGTAGACAGCGCAGAAATAGTAACAGGTTCTATTGATGCAATTCATATTGCAGATAATGCAGTAACAACAAATAAAATAGCAACGGACTCTGTAGGAGCCGCAGCTATTGTTGCAGGAGCAGTTGGTTCAAGTGAATTAGCTTCTAACTCAGTAGATTCAGCAGAATTAATTTCAGGTTCTATAGACACAATACATTTAGGAAACTTACAAGTTACAACAGCTAAATTAGCAGCAGATTCTGTTACAACAGTAAAGATACTTGATGCAAATGTTACCAACGCAAAACTAGGTGCTAACTCTGTAACCTCAGCTAAAATAGCAGCAAACTCAATAGATAGTTCCGAAATTGCTTCAGGAAGTGTAGACAGAATACATTTAGCAGCAGATATAGTAGATGGTACAAAAATAGCAGATGATTCTATAGATTCAGAACATTATGTAGATGGCAGTATTGATACAGCACATTTAGGAAACTTACAAGTTACAACAGCAAAGATTGCCAATGCTAATGTAACAAATGCAAAACTAGGAGCTAACTCTGTAACAGCAGCTAAAATAGCCGCTAACGCTGTTGGGTCAAGTGAGATTGCAAATAATTCTATAACAACTACACAATTATCAAGTGCAGCACTTGATGGTAAATCAATGACAGGAAATATGGGATTTAGCGGTGCTAATATAGGTCTTGGTAATGGTACTAGTGCTATAATTGAGGTAAAAGGTAAGTTAGGTATTCAAGATGCAAATCCAGTTCAAAAACTTCATATAGACGAAGTAGCTGGTATGGATGTAGGTACAGGAACTTCAACAGCAACTACACAATTTACACTAGACAGTTTTGCAGCAGCTACATTTAGAACTGCCAAGTATCTAGTACAGATTACAAATAGTACAGATTCAGATTATCAATCTTTAGAAATAGTACTATTCCATGACGGAACAACAGTTTATTTAACACAGTACGCTTCTATATTTGACAATGGCGCACAAGCAACATTTGATGCAGATATAAGTGGTGGTAACGTAAGATTAAGAGTAACTCCTGCTTCAACAGACAGCATGAGTTATAAGTTCATTAGAACAACAATAGAGGTATAAAATGGGAACAAAATTAAACTTTAACATCGAGGACGCAGGTTTAAGTGTTGATGGTAGTGAAAAGTTTGACAGCGCAGGAGCTGCAGCAGATATTACTATAGCAGCGGATAAAATCACAAGTGGAACTGTTTCATCAGCAAGACTACCATATACAATTACTCAAACAGCTCCCACTAACGTAAGTGGAACATCGAGTGGTCATATATGGTTTGTATATTCGAGTTAATATATGGCGTTATATATCAATGACAACGGTAGTTTACGAACTATCGACTTCCTTGCCGTTAATGACGGTGGCACACTTCGTCGTGTCAATGAAGTATATGTAAATGATAGTGGGTCTTTAGCGGGCCCGTTTGAAATCGTATTTGTCACTGATAGAAATACTAATACTAATACAACGTATATTTCTGGTACTCAAGAAACTTCATTTAATACTACAACAATATTTAATACCACAAGAGATACTATCTCTACATTCAATACTTCTAGAGTATCTACTTTTAATACACAAAGAACTACAGAAACAACTAGAGATACAGTATCTACTTTTACCACAAGTAGAGCAACTGATACTGTATTTAGCACAACTACAACATTCAACACTACCATTACAACTACAACAGGTTTTGGTACTACAACAACATTTAACACCACGTTAAGTACTACTACTATATTCAGTACAACTACGACTTTTGAAACAAGTAGAGTAACTACATTTAATACTTCACTAGCTACTGTTACTGCATATACAACTGTGACAGCCTATACAACATTCTTTGATACAGTAATTGCTACATCAAGAAATACAGGTTTTACAAATAGCACAAATACATCAGTAACAACATCTAGAGGAACAACTACTTCTATAGCAACTCTTACAAACTTTGGAGCAGTTACAACATTTAGTAATGCAACGAATACTTCTATAGCAACTCTTACAAACTTTGCGGCAGTTACAACATTTAGTAATGCAACGAATACTTCTATATCAACTATTACAAACTTTGCAGCAACTACAACATTTACAAATAGTACAAATACAAGTGTAAGTACAACGAGAAATACAAATACATCTATATCAACTATTTCCAACTTTACAGCAGCTACAAGTTTTGTAACAACATTTACAAATAGTACAAATACAAGTGTAAGTACAAGTAGAGCAACTACTACTTCTAGAAAAACAACATTCGCTGTAAATACAGCTTTTATAACGACATTTGGAGCAAGTACAAATACATCAGTAAGCACAAGTAGAAGTACCAATACTTCTGTAAATACAGCATACCCTGCTGTAAATACTAACACAGCAAGAGTTACAACATTCGGAGTAAATACAGGGTTTACAAACTCTACAAATACTTCTGTAAATACAGCATATCCAAATGTAAATACTAACACAGCAAGAGTTACAACATTCGGGGTAAATACAGGGTTTACAAACTCTACAAATACTTCTAGACAAACAGCATTGCCTAATGTTAATACAAATACAGCTGTAACTACTACTACTTCGCAAAATACAAATACAGGTAGAGCAACTACTACTTCTAGACAAACTAACGTAAACGTTACTACAAGCTTTACAAATAACACGAATACGTCAATAAATACAGCATACGGCACATCAAGAGCTACATCGTTTACAAACTCTACAGGATTTACGAATAATACAAATACATCTGTAGGAACAACAACATCAAGATCTACAGCATATGCTACTGGAGGTACTAACCTAACTGTATTCGTAGTTAATACAATTGTATCCTTCTGTGAAGAGCAATTTGAAACATTCTTTGACTTTATGACAGAGAGTAGAAATACAAATACAGCAGCTAATACAACAAGAAATACTCAACTACTTGCCGTTCTTACAACATTCGCTGTAGCAACAAATACTGCAAGAAACACTAATACAGCTAGAAATACAGCATATAATACTACAAGAGGTACAGCCATACCTGTAGCATCAACAAATACATCTAGAGGAACAACAACAAGTTATGGTACAGCGTTACCAAATATTACTACTGCATTTACAAACGTAACTCAATATGGCGTAAGTACAGGATTTACAAATGCAACTACTACTTGTAGAACAACAACATTCGCTGTAAATACAAATACAGCAGTAGCTACAAATACATCAGTAAGTACAGGATTTACTAATGCTACTACTACTTCAATAACAACAACATTCGCTGCAAATACAAATACAGCAGTAGCTACAAATACATCAGTAAGCACAGGATTTACAAATAGTACAAATACAAGTGTAACTACAACATTCGCTGTAAATACAGCTTTTATAACAACATTCGCGGCAAATACAAATACAAGTGTAAGCACAAGTAGAAGTACAAATACTTCTAGACAAACAGCATTGCCTAATGTTAATACTGCATTTATAACAACATTTGCTGCAAATACAAATACAAGCGTAAGTACAACAAGAAATACAACTACTTGTGTGTCAACTATTACAAACTTTGTAGGAGCAACCTCTTTTATAACAACATTTGCTGCAAACACAAATACAGCATTAGGTACTACTACTTCAAGAACTACTATAAGTACATTCGGAGTAAACACAAATACATCATTAGGTACTACCACTTCAAGAAGTACTCAAACAACATTTGGTGTAAATACAAATACATCATTAGGTACTACTACTTCAAGAAGTACTCAAACAACATTTGCAGCTAATACCTCTTTTGTAACAACATTCGCTGTAAATACAGCTACTAGTAGAACAACTACATTTGAAACAGCTTTCCAAACTTCAAGAGCAAGTTCTAGAAATACTGGAACATCTAGAAGTACAACTACTGTATTTGAAACAAATAGAACAACTACATTTAATACAAGTAAGTCAACACTTACAAGTAGAGCAACTGTTACTACATTTAATACACAAAGAACTACAGAAACAAGTAGAGATACAGTATCTACTTTTAATACAACAAGAAGTACAGACACAGTTAGAAGTACAACAACAACATATAATACAACAATTACAACTACAACAGGTTTTGGTACTACAACAACATTTAATACAACTATTACCACAACCTTTAATACCACGGTCACAACAACTACAACATTTAATACAAGTAAGTCAACACTTACAACAATTACAACAGATCATTTAACGACGATTCAAACTTTAACACAAACGTCGATATTTGAAAGATTAACCGCCAGCTCAGCTGGAACCTTATTTGACACTGAAGTTACAAGTGACGCAGATTATGGATTCTCCTTCTGGGATGGCTCAAAATGGAGTGAAACATAATGTCAATACAAGATACAAGAGTTCCTTTAAATGAACGAACTAAGGTCGATACAGATTATTTAAATAAAAAAATGGAAAGCATGATGAGTGCTTTCTTTGAAAGTATCGGTGAATACGAGGAAAGAGTAAAAAACTTAGAAAAAATAATATTTGAGTTAAAACAAAATGGCAGTTAAATCTAAAAACCCAATAGATGCCATGACTATTAACGAAAGCCTTGGAGATATTCCTACTCATGTAATGAAGTCAGGTTCGTGTTTTAGACCTAAAGAGGATTTAAACCGACTAGCAGAGTTTAAGAAGAGAATAATTCCTAGAGATTATAGAGGATTGCCTTTTGAGTATGACCTTTGGTTTAATACTAATGAAAGGTACTCTATTAGAAGCTGGTTATATACAGATTTTTTAGGAAATGGGATTTATATTAGAGTTAATTCCATATTAATAAATAACAATCTACTACATTCAATTGCTCTTAGAGAAAAAGAGATTGATTGGGATAGAATAGAAAAAATAAGAGAAAATCTACATAATAAATATACTTTGCAAACTCCACAAGAGTTTCCTGAAAAAGTTATTTTCCCGCCAGGAAGCAACTTAATGAATAAAAACGTTGTATCTTGGAGAAGAATGAAAGACCATGTAGATAGAGGATTTAAAGTAAAACCACATCCAATAACAGCACATCTTTGGAGAGCAAAATTAAAGATGGAACTAGGAGAAGAAAACGTCCTAGGACACAAGGAAGGTGGTTTTGAAGTATTACTTAACTGCAAAGAAGCTGCAGTATGCCCTAACAGTGAAATGGGTATTATAGCATTATTATTAGATAAACAATTAAGTTTAGTTTCAACGCCATATAGCGCAAGAGAAAAACAACCTCTTACCTATGAAGCGGTATATCATGCAATATCACAACCAGATGTACGAAACTCAAGAGAAGCTTTACTTAAAATATTATCAAGCAAGAGGTCAGGAATGATATTTGACTTCGATGAAGATGCAGAAGAAAGAATGTATCTTTACCAGGAAAACTTTTGGGATTATAAAACAAAATGATAGAAATATTACTTAGATACCACCCTAAATATTCCATGTTTACGTTTGCCTCTTTGTTAGATAAGACAGAGAAGTTTCGTTTGCATGTGTATATGTCCGATAATGAATACGACCAAGATGTTGCAGATTGGCTCATACAGAGTTTTGATAACGTACAAGTATATCAAGCTCCTTACGATACCCATGTAGCTGCAAAACAGATTTTACAGTTTAAAAGACATTGGATGGGTAAAGGTAAAATAAACAAAATTATACAAAGCTATACACGCGCACCTATATTTACAAAAGAACTTATAGGAAATCAACTACCACCTAATTCTTGGTTTAAAAAGTTAGTTGCAACAACTTCTAGAAATACTTTTCATAATCATGGTATTTTTAAAACTTACTATAATATACTAGGTCAGACTGGTGGATATAAAGTGGACACTTCTTTTTTAATATGGAACTGGAATGAGTTAGAAAACATGACAGAATCTGAACTATTTATGAAAGATGGCACTCCTCCTATTCAAAAATATAAGTGGGAACATGATCTTGATGCTTACATAAATCATGCAAGAGATGAACAAATAACAACTTACTTTAAAACTATAGAAACAAGTAAGATGCCTATTTATATGCACGGCAAAGTAGACCCTTTAATAGAATTAGATGCTCTTGGAGCGATGGATTGTATTAATTATAATATTATGTTAAGAAAAGCATACAACTTAGATATACCAAGTTACTTATTAGAAAGAGATTACTATGAGTGTAGAACAGGTTTACAATTAAGTATACCTTGGGATTTATACACTCCACTAATGGAAAAGATTCCAGCTAGATTTAAAGACGGAAGATTAAATGAAAAGATTTTAATTAAGTCGAATAAACAAAAAGCTGCTGCTGGTAAATTAATTACAGCAGGATTTTCATTGGGTAAGGTCTAGTTGCTCGTCTTTTAAGTCAGATAAGATTTTCCAATCTAACTTCCCTTCTTTATACCATTTCCATACCCAACCCTTTTCATGAGGGTTGTGTGGATTTACGCTCGCACTATTAAAAGGGATATGCCAACTAGAGGGCTGATTGCCTCCAGAGAATATTGGTAATTTCTTTGAAAAGAAATCGAATCCAATCAATGTAATATTTTCACATTTGAGTTTTGTGAGAAAATATAAAATACCGAGAAATCCAGCAGAAGGCCTTGCACCTTTTGTGGCTTTATTAGACTCCGCCCCTATCTGAGCAAAAATCTTTAAAAGTTCTTCATCGGAAAACATAATCGTATAATCATCAAACGGCAGGTCTAGTTCTGGCTCTACATTCAAGTGGATTCTACTACGATTAAATAGAATCTCCGCATTTGGAAAATGATGCCAATAATTTTTTCTTAACCAACCTGTGACCCAAAAATCTGTTTTTGACCCTACGGATTTTGAAATATCTTTTCTAGGTACTCCTTGGCCAAAGCGAACAACATGGTCAAAACTATCTATGTACTCTCCATAATTATGTTGTAATATTTCTACAGAGTTTCCTACTAATATTACTGAATCTTTTTGTATATCTCTTGCCATTCTTGGGAGTACTCCTCGTTGTCGTTTATACCATGCCACGGTCCACCATCTGTAAAGTGAACTGCTTTTGGATTTTTAAATTGATAATAATTTATCATTGCGTTATATTCAGCAGGCAAACTTCCAATACCATCTGCCCAAAGCATCTCATGTAAAAAACCCGCTGGGGCTTGGTTTACAGCAGTTTTTGTAAGTTCTTTACAATGACGATTATTAAATAACATCAAAGATGACCAATACTTTCTACGATAGTCTAAGTTTAGTTTACCATTCATTTTTGTATTTGGAGGTAAAAAAGCGGGATGCTGAACACAATATACACCTAGTCTATTATCCATCCATTCTATATCCATAAAATCAAATAATTCAGCAGGGTCACATCTCCACATAAAATCACTATCACAGAATAAAGCATACCCTTGATAATCAGAAAGATAAGGTACTAGAAACCGTGTGAAAGCAAACTCTGTACTTTCATTTTGAAACGGTCTCCAGTATACTCCTTGCTCTTCTAGTTCACTACGTATTAATGGTTTGATAACATGGCTACGATTGTATCTTAAAATACTTTCCTTACATACTTCGTATGCTTCAGGTTGTTTTGAATCGTAGCCAATATAAATTACCATATTAATCCTCTTTTAGTTGAGACCCTAAGTCGTTTATATAGGCTTGTCTAGCCGTTTTTAACGCAGCTAGTTGTTGCTCTGTTTCAGCGATTTTTGTATCGCAATAGTTCATTGCAACTACTATTAACTTTTGGTCTTTAGTAAACTCATCAGTGTCGTAATCAACACCATCTATACTTATCATTTCTTGTATTTGCATTATTTAAATATATCCTGCCAATTTCCTTGTGTACTAGCCTTAGCATACTCAGTAGCACGGTTTTCAAAAAAGTTGGTATGCTCAACTGCATTTACCTGCATATCAATCCAAGGAAGTGGATTAACTGTACTATGGAATATTGCTTTCATACCAAGACCTAATAATCGTCTATCGGCGATGTATCTTATGTATTCTTTCACTTCTTTTGCTGTTAAATCTTTGATATCTGCTTTATCAAAACAAACATCAATAAACTTATCTTCTAATTCAACAACGCGCTCTGCTGCACAATATATCTCATATTTTAGTTTATCTGTCCATATTTCTGGATTTTCTGCGATAAAGGTTCTAAAGAGTTTTGATAGCCCTTCAACGTGAAGTGACTCGTCTCTTATAGACCATGTTACTATCTGCCCCATACCTTTCATAAGGTTATGTCTAGGATAGTTTAGAAGTATAGCAAAACTACTGAATAGTTGTACTCCTTCTGTGAATCCACTGTAGACTGCCATTGTTTTTGCAATCTCGTGTGGATTATTCATATTGAAGTCAGTTAGGTACTCATGTTTTTCTGACATAGCTTGTATATCAAAAAACTCTTGGTACATATCATCTGACTTACCTAATGTTTCCAATAATAAAGAATATGCTTCTTGGTGTACTGCTTCCATAGCAGCATAACTTACTAGCATCATTCTTATTTCTGGTACTTTGAATGTGGGTAGATAATGCTTAGCATATCCACAACACACATCAACATCAGCTTGAGTAAAAAACTTAAATATATTATCTATAAGTGTTCTTTCTCCATCTGATAGTTTTTGATTATAATCTTTAATATCATCTTGTAATGCTACTTCTTCAGGTAGCCAATGCATTTGTTGTTGTTTTTTGTAAAACTCAAATGCCCAAGGGTAATCAAAAGGTTTATAATAATCTCTTTCTTCTAATAGACTCATTTATCCCTCACAACTTAGACAATCTGATTGCTCAAAGATTATCTCTCTTTTAGCCAAAGAAGTAACATTATCGGCACGACCAATAGCTTCACTTCTTAGGTAATATAATGTTTTTAAATCTTTCGCCCATGCTAACATATGTACATTATGTAAATCACCTTTGTTAACATCAGGTGGAAAGAATAAGTTTACACTCTGTGACTGACAAATAAATTGCTGTCTTACAGAGGCGTGTTCAATTATCCAGGCTTGATTTATTTCAACTGCTGTTTTAAATACATCTTTATCCCATTCTTCTAAGAATGTAAGATGTTGAACACTTCCTTTATTTGCTACTATGCTTCTCCAAACTTCTGTATATTCCTCTTCACTAGTAGTTTTATCTCTAATGATTTGGTCAAGAAACTTATTCTTTACTAGATTAGACCCAGATTTTGTTTTCTGAGTATACGCATTAGCACGATAAGGCTCTATACTTGGAGAAGTATTACCACAAATAATACTTGAACTGGCATTAGGAGCGATTGCAAGTAGATGTGCATTTCTTACTGAGCAAGAATCATCATCTGGACAAGCGCCTCTTTCTACTGCAAGTTCTCTTGTAGTTTTGTCTGCCATAGATTTTATATATGCAAACATTTCTAAATTAGTACCCCCTGCCATAGCACTCTCAAATGGAATACTATTTTTCTGTAGATACGCATGGAATCCCATAGCGCCAAGTCCAATGCTTCTCTCCCTCATAGCACTAAACTTAGCTCTTTCTAATTGACTTGGAGCATTTTCAATAAAGTATGTTAATACATTATCTAACATTCTAATCAAGTCTGGTATAAATGCTGGGTGGGTTTTCCACTCATCATAATATTCCAAGTTAACTGAGGATAGACAACATACTGCTGTTCTTTCCTCATTTGTAGCAAGTGTTATTTCTGAACATAAGTTTGAATGATGAACTCTCAAGCCTTTTTTCTTTTGATACTCAGGTAAAGCATTGTTTACCGCATCTTCAAACATAAGATAAGGCTCTCCAGTTTCCATTCTATTTTGTAATATTTTTACCCATAATGCTCTAGCACTAACTGTCTTTACTACTTTTTTCGTGTGTGGGTCAATTAGTTCCCAACTATCATCAAAGCCTTCCTCTTTAGTTGCTTTATGAATTAGCTCCATAAAGCTATCAGGAATAACGATGCTATGGTGTAAGTTAAGAAACTTTCTATTCGAGTCCCCACCCGTTGTTTTTCTTCCATCTAAAAACTCCTCTATTTCAGGGTGTGACATATGTAAGTACGCAGCATAACTTCCTCGTCTTGTGACTCCCTGTGAGAAAGCCAACATTTCTGCGTCTACTACTTTTATAAAAGGAACAACACCAGTAGACTCAGAGCCTTTTGATGTTCTTGTTCCTACTGAACGAACATCACTCCAAGTACCGCCAATACCACCACCAAAAGAGGATAGGTAAGCATTTTCTACATAGTGTTCTGTAATTCCTTCTCTACTATCATCAACATAGTTTAAGAAACAACTAATCGGAAGTCCTCTGCTAGTACCTCCATTTGATAATACTGGGGTTGCAAACATAAACCAAAGATTACTGACATAATCATATAATCTTTGTGCGTGAGCATCATTATCTGCAAAAGCCATAGCAGCTCTAGCAAATGCTTCTTGGGGTGAAGTTTCATCACCAACCATATATCTATCTTTTAGAGTTGCAAGTGCAAAATCATCTAAAAGTTTATCTTTACTAAAGTCTATCTTCACTGACATAATTTTCTACCAATCCTATAATTTCTTTTGCATGACCTAAGACTGCACCGTCTACGTCATAAGTTAAATCCATGAGTTGTATTCCTGTTTCTAGTCCTTCACTTCCGAACTCATTTAAGTTCTGAATGTACTTGTACTTTCCTTCAAGAGGTAAACTCGCCATAATATCAAAGATATCTCCATACTGTTCTATAAGTTGGGATGCTCGCTTTGGGCCAACACCATCAACTCCAGGGACGTTATCTCCTTTATCTCCAGTTAAGCACTTGTAAGTTAAAAAGTACTCAGGATCAAAGTCATAATGCTCGTCCCAGTTTAGGAGTGTTGTTTCTTTTCTAGTTACTGTCGAAAATCGACTTATTTTGGAATCAACTAGTAAATCCCAATCTTTATCTGATGATATCATCCAAATCTCATCTATACCTATGTTTTCTCGGTTTTGGCATATAAGTGCGGCTATATCATCAGCCTCAACTCCTGCATACTTTAGAGTGAGATATCCTTTGCTTTTAAGATTAGTCATTGTATCACTAAACTCTGCAAGGAACATTTCAAACTCTTTTGCTTCTTCAGGTGTTTGTTCTGCATATCGTTCTTTACGATTTGCTTTATACTCTGGGTAGATTTCTTTACGATAGTTACTACCACCATCGCCAAGTATTACTATTTCCCCACAGTTATAGGACTTTGCCAAAGATTCAACTGTTCTCACATAATCATGTTCGAAGTCGTTGCGTCCTTGATGTTTCCATCGAAAAGCTAGATTGAGTCCATCAACAATCAATAAGTTCCCATTGGGAATCGGCTTTCCATGGCTCGTAAATTGTATCGCCATTTGTAAATTGTACCTCTTGTGTTTCTAAAAATTGTTCGGCAAAGGTGACATAACACCCTAACCAGTTTATGTACATATGTTTTTTGTAACATGGCTTTCTTGTCGTTGCCACATACCACTGCGAGTGGTTTTCTTTGAAGATTAGCAATGGCTCTTGTTTCATTTCTTCAGACTGTCTACAAAGTTTTGACCACCACTTAACAAATACATTACTCTTTTGAGTAAATATTTTGTGATTAAATCCCATATCTTTGTAGTGCTTTACTTCTATGCAGAATAAGTTATGTTTATGTTCTACATACAAGTCGCCTTTGATTTTACCAGAGCCACTGCCTGGAGTCTGTATAAAGTCATTGCCTGTAATTCTTTTCATCATAGCCGCAGCTTTAATTTCTGCGTCATGTCCTTTACGTCTTGAATTAACCAATCAACTTCTCCAGTTCCGTATAACCTCCAATTTTCTCGCCATCCACAATAATCTGTGGAAATGTACGAGCTGTTGGGAATAGTTCTCTAACATCTCCTGCTTGAAACTCTTCTCCCATCATTTTGTAATCTACCTCGTGTCCTTCTCTTTCTGCAAGATTTTTTGCTTTTACACAATAAGGACAGTTTGGTATACTATAGATTTCTATTTTCATTAGTCTAACCTCGAAATATTATCTTCTTTAACTATTTCTATTTTTTCTAAGAGTGGGTGAGTCCAACCGTGAGATACTAAATATGTATTTAGATTTTTCTCTTTGAGTAAAACATCCACTACTTTTTCTTTACCTTGCTCATCTAAGGCTTGATTAACCTCGTCTAAGAAAAGTACATTAATTTGACTTCTACTAATAGATGTCATAAGTTTTCGTATTGCAACTAATGTCGCAATATTCACTCTTGCTAGTTCTCCACTAGAAAGAGCTAGTATGTCGATAATATTTCCATTATCTGATACTTCTACATTAAGTTTGTCGTTTTCTACAACAAAATTAATACTAAATCTTCCATCACTAAACTCTGCAAGATACTCATTTGTAAGTATCTCTAATTCTTTTACAAGAGATTCGATTTTGTACGCGAGTAGACCGTTTGTGCTAAATGCTTTTTTAAGTGTCTCAAGAATCGCCAGTTTGTTTTCTGCACTCGATAGTTCATCTTGGAGCTTATCAAGTTCTGATTGAAACTCTCCAGTCTGTTCGAGTATAATCTCAAGTCTTGTATTGTGTCTTTCTCTTTTCTCATTCTCATTAATTACTTCTTGAAGAGCCGATTTAGCACTGGTAATTTCACTACGAAGTGCTTCAATTTTTTCTTCCAAGTCATCTTTATTGAGGATCGATGTAGTGAGTTCATGGTCGATACTCCTGTAGAGGTCTTCCCAATCTTCGATTTCTTGTTTTGCTGTCCTATGTATCGCATTTGCTTTTTCTATCTCCTGTAGCTTTTCCCTTTCTTTAGTGGCAAAATCTTCGCACACTTTCATTCTTTCTGTATGTTCGTCTATCTGAGACTGTACAAATATTTGATTAATATCTCCTTCACAAGTAGGACAAGTAGCGTCTGGCATACCCGCTAGGGCTTCGTATTTCTTTAACATTTTCTGCTCATGCATACGCTCACTATTCCAAGTTCCAACAGCTGTTAGATACTTAGAAGTATCGTTAATTTCTGGGTTTTCCGCCAACCTTCTTTTCCATTCATGCAAATCGATATTATTTAACTGTTTCTTCAGTTGATTATTAGTTAATATCTTTTTATTCTTTTCAGAGATATTTTCGAGTTCTATTAATAAAGAACGCAAAGCTTTCTCATCATCTTCCGAGTAAAATGGTAAATCCAATTTTGGAAGTATGGAACTATTTTCGAGAATATTGTCTGATAACCATTTTGATATTGTTGCAATTTTCGCATTGATAGTTGTAATATCACTAGAAGAAACCCTTACAGCTTCTTTGAATATTTCAAATAAAGAAACATAGTTATCAAGTTTTAATAAATCAATTAAAAACTTTTTACGATTTGTGTCTGTCGCTGTTAAGAACTGTAAAGACGCATTTGTATTTTGATATACTAGCTGTGAAAAAGTCTTGAAGTCAATGCCTAAAGTCTCACCCAAAGTTTTGTAAGTGTTAGAAGCCGTGTGAGAACTTATGTCCTCACCATTTTTCGTTAACTTACATTTGAGTGTACTACGCCGTATAACAGTAATGTTATATACATCAGCGTCAACAGAAAAGTCAAGACTAATATCATATCCCTTGTTAACATATCTATTTGCAATATCCGCTTTCTTTACATTTTTACTGTTCTTATTGAACAATACTTCTTCCAATATTAAAGGTATGGAAGATTTACCTACACCGTTTGTACCGACTAATTGTGTTAGAGTTGCACTATCTAAGTCTAACTCGTTGCCTTCCCCATAAGAAAAGCAATTATCCCATTTCAATTTCTGAAGAATAATCATTAAAAACTCCCATAATATTTCTTATTTTTGTTTCATCTAGCGCCATTATCTCTTTTAAGTATAGTGCTAGTTCGTCTGACATTGTCATATCTGCTTGTAAGTCAAGAGTTGCTTCCATCTCTCTTTTTACAACTTTCTTGTCAAGTAAATCAGAGTTTTTAACTTTTGCCAAGTCTTGTACATCTCCTGTTAGTTCATAGATAGTGTGATGGAAGTCTGTCTGTTCCATTTCATTTGGGTCTTCCACAGTCTTACGAATAAGTTGTGGTAAGTCAAACTGATGCCATGTCCAATCAAAGTTATAATCAATAATTAGATACCCCGTTTGGACTTCGTTTCTATGAAAAGATGTTGTCATTGGGCTTCCTGGGTACACAATATTTCTTTGAGTATTCTCGTGAGCATGTAAGTCTCCAGCAAACACATTTTTGAACTTGTCAAATCTTTCTAAATCTACTTCTGGCACTACATGAGGCGGTATTTCACCACGAACATGAGTAAATAGATAATCTGCGTCTATCATTTCTATACTTTTCTTTTTATGCAAATCTGCATATGGTAGAATACACCAATTATCCTCATAGTAAGTTTCTGTTACTACTTGTACTAGAGGGTTAATATCTTTTGTGGCACGAATCAAATTACTAAAGAACGTATGATTCTTTTTAGTTGCTTCGTGATTTCCGTCATAGATAATTGTTCTTACTTTCTGTCTTGATACGAAATCAAAATATAAAGTAAGTTCATCCATGGAAGGGACTCTATCAAACAAGTCCCCACCAATGATGTGAAGGTCAACTTCGTGCTTATCTATAGCTTCTTGTACTTGTTCATAGAACATTTGATATCTAGCACACGCCCATGCGGTCGGTACATTCTTTTGTCCTAGTTTAATATGCCAATCTGCTGTAAATAAAATCATGCTACGAAATCTTCTCCTGGTTGCCATTCACAACCTGTTAAACCACCAGCTTTGATAGCTTGTAAAGTTCTAAGAACTTCATTGGCATTTCTGCCTGTGTCTAGTGCATTTACTGATACATGCTGTACTACATCATTTCTATCAATAATGTAAGTTGCTCTGTAACATACACCTGCTTCTTCATCGACTATTCCTAGGTCTTCTGCAAGTCTTAGTCCACAGTCGGCAGCTAGTGAGTGTTTAATATCTCTAATGAGTTCATTATCTTTTTTCCAAGCTAACTTACAGAACTCATTATCTCCACTAATACCGATTACATTAGCTTCACTTACTAACATATCCATTCCCGCAATTTCTGTTGGGCATATGAAAGTAAAGTCTTTAGGATAGAAGTAGATTACTGTATAATCATGCTTTAGTGGGTCATAGTGTTCTGTTACAGAAACCTCTACAAACTCATTATTAGCATTAACACCCTGCAAAGTAAATGCAGGAAACTTCTCACCTACCCCAATCATGATACGTCAAACTCCTCTGA